GCAACGATGAGTTCTGTGTGGAATGTTACGCGGTACAGTTTCATGGTTCACCGTATGGATTTACGGGATCTTGTTCCCAAGAATCACGAGGCTCAACATCAATCAGACCACGATCCACAAGGAACTGAAGCTTTTCTTCGGTGCTCATTTTGTGCAGTTCCGCGAGGCAGTGTTCGTGAAGCTCATCGGTTCCCCAGTACACGGAACTACCTTCCTTGGTAACCCGGGGGCCCATGAAGTTCTTTTTGATTTCTTGGATCAAGTTCCTGTTCATGGTTCCTCCGCCTCACAGCAAACTGCCAGATCACAAAGGAATGTTGAAGTCACTTGCCATTTTGAAGACGGCGATGTTCTTCATCTTGCACTCAACATCTACGTCAATCGTATAGTCACGCAACGCCTGCAGCTGCGGTTCCGGAACGTAGTGGATCATGTCGCTGTGCTTGCGGCGTTCAGTCTTCGAACCGTCCGCCAGTGATGGTTCCGTGTTGCTGATGTGCTGCAAGGGATTGATGTCCTTCGGCCATGTCTCGCATGAGGCTTCAAATGCTTCTGCCATCGTTAGACCGCCGTCGTTAAAGGTGTGGTGGTGAGAGTCGAAGCACACCGGCGTACCTGTCTGCTGATAGACTTCAAGAAGATCGAGAGCAGAATAAGAGTTCTCATCGTTCTCGAGCGTGAGTCGCTTGCTCACGTTTTCTGGAAGAGACTTGATCTGTTCGATGAGACGAGAAGACCTGTCAGACTTGCCACCGTGAATGTTGATGGCGTACTTGGGAGACAGATCAAGCCCCATGGCGTCGAAGAGCCAGCCGTGTGTGGCAAGCTCGACGAAAGCGTTCTCCACGACCTTGTCAGAGTCAGAGGACAGCACACAGAACTGTCCTGGGTGGGTTGTTACGCGCATGTCGTTTGCTTTGACGAAGTCACCGGCTTGCTTGAGCCACTTCTTTACATCGTCATTGTCCCACAGGGATCGGTCGACCTGATCAGATAGTGGAAGCATCGCTGATGAGATGCGAAAGAGCCGCACGCCGGTCGCACGAATCTTCGGAAGCATCCTAGCTAGGTTTCGAACGTTGTTGATGTAGGTTGCTTTGATAGCTTCGGGCGTGTACTTGCCGCTTCGGTAACGACCGAGCTGCAACGTACGCTCCTCCATCTCGTTGATGATCTCTACTTTACCTGACTTCTTTACGTCTTCACGAATGTAGTGACAACAAATACCCAGCATAGGTTCACAGTAATCCTTCGAAGTCTCTGTTTACACGGAAGGGTCTAAGCCCGTACTTATTAATTAGCAGGAGCATCCTGTAGAAGCATGGTCTTTGAAAGTCCCAGTCATCTCAAAGAAACGTGTCGCTCTTTCGGGACGCCCTAATCTTCGTGACATCTTCTAAAGTCATGAGTCTCTTTGCTTTCTTCTTCTTCAGCATGAGGTCGAGCCCCTCCTCGACGTCTTTGTCATCGTATGCTGCCAGTCGTTTCACGCGGGCGGCCAGCTCCTTTGTCGACTCCTCAGCCTCCTCGACAGTCATGAAACGTCTACGCTTCACGAACTCTTGAACGAAAGCAATAGGCCACTCTTTCACAGTCTCAAATGCGCTCTCGTTCTCAGGACCAAGAATAGCCTTCACAATTTCCTCGTCCATCTGCTTCACGTGAAGCAGCTCATCGAATCGACCAGGACGAAGTATCGCCTCATCAAGAGAGTTACGATTGTTGACTGTGGCGATTACGAGCTTGACGTGCCGCTGGAAGTACTCTAGCGTCTCTAGCAGCGCACTCTGAGAGGACGCTCTGTCGAAGTCGTCGAGGATAACAGCATCGGGCTCAAAGATTGAGATAGCCTCGAACAGCGTTGAGTTCTCGATGTGTCCGATGTCCTCGACACGAATTCGGAAAGACCGCATGTGTAGCTTGTCTACGAGCGTGCGCGCCATCGTCGACTTGCCCGTTCCGGGTGGACCGTACAGGAGCACAGACCTAGGAATCCCTGCATCAGCACACTTCTTCAAGTAATTTGAATACTCCGAAGCACGCTTGGACTCAAGCGGAAGAAAGGCATCGTCAGCTTCCAGAGATACGAATTCATTGTCATTTCCTGCGGCTCGTCGACGATTCCGAAGGACGAGATTGTCATGTTTCAGAGTCCTCCACAGCTCACGTTTGATGAGCTCACGAGCCCTGTCCCGACGAGAAGACTCCACGTACAATCGGTCTACAGAGTCGTTCTTCGTGTTGATGACGTACCCTACCTTGACGTCTTCGAGGTGCACAATGTGGATTTCTAGCGTCGCCTCTGAAGACTTGATCAACTTGTACGGATAGCCGTGTAGTGATCGAAGGATAGCTGCATTGAAATCGGGAGAAAAGGGAGCTTCCCAGCTGTCGTCGAAGAAGTCGTCGGGCCACACTTCCATGTCGTCGACGAAGATCTTGCCGACGTTGAAGGCAGCTTTGAATCCGTTAATCACAGTAGGATTTTCTACGAATGGGTGGACTGAATTGAAGATTTCTGCACCCACACGAAAAACCCTCTTGACCTGACCGACATTGAGGAAGTCTCGGAGGGCGTCTTGAGGAGTCCTAATTTGATTGTTCGTCCTGGACATGACCTCACCCTATTCTAAGGGGGTGTAAAGTTTCACTCACTTTTGACAAATTTTACACCACCAGGAAGTTCGCCCTTCAGGAGTTTCCTCTCGTGAGACGTCGTGTCCTGATGGGCACTTCTTTCTACTGTAGACGCGGAAGTCGAACTGGGTCGTGCCCTTCGTACCATCGACTGTGTGATAGGTTGAGATAGAGGCTCCCTGCGATGCATACGACTCCGCCGCTACAGTAAGAAGGTCTTCACACAGCTTCACGTATTCCTTGCTTGTAATCTCTGTAACCGTGCGCCACGGCGACACACCGGAGCGAAAGAGACACTCCGCCTTGATGTAATTACCACACCCAGACACCGTGGTTTGGTCCATGAGGGCTTCTGCAATAGTCCTTGACGGTTTCCTTAGGACCATTTCTGAGAATAGTTCTGGTGTCAGCTGTGATGTGAGGATGCAGGGTCCCAGCGTGGACAGCTTGTCAGTGTGGTCTTTGGAATTCTTCGTAAACTTCAGCGTCCCGAAGTGCCTGGGATCATTAAAGTGGATCTCGTGACGCACGTTGTTACTGTCGACGAAGAAGACAGACGCCGCAGAATGCTTCGTCTTCTTACGAGTCCACTGACCCGACATTCCATACGTGCACCACATGTACCAGGAGTCTCCGCGACGGTCAGTCAGATCCCACCACATGAACTTGCCCTTCGTCTCGACTGAATTGACACGTGTCGGCAGACAATAAGAGAAGCTGCGGTAGCCATCTGGCTCCTTCTTGTCGAATCGGGATCCTACACCCAATGCAAAAGACGTGATCCACGTATCCTTGATGATTTTGTTCAGCGCGTCACGTGAGTGACGCAGCTCTGGCCCTTCTGGAATGTGACTACCCTCCTTCTTGTCTTCAGGATGTCCTCGAATCGTTTCGTGTATTTGCATCCGCTAGCTCGTCGAGCTGACAGAATCCTATGCCTGCTGGCACGATTATCTTCGCCCACTGCACGGTCGGATTCGAATCATTGTGTTGCTCGCAATCGAACACTTCGATGAGTATTCCGACCTGCCCCCTGTCCCAGGGAACATAATCACCATAATCGTATCCCGGGCGGCCCAATCTAGGGTCTCGAGGATCGAGACCATACGTTTCGTATAGGGTGCTGCAAGTGACAAGCGACCCGATCTTCATGGCACAACCTGTACTTCTATGTTCCGTTGCTCGAGGATCTCTTTGATCCCGTCGGGTGTCAATACGGTGTATCGCATCGGGAAATTTCCCCATCTTGGAGGATGGGGCGGTTTCAGCAGCATCCCGAGCAATCGGGGACCACTGCCGATTCGAACAGTTTGAAGTAGATCGCCCGGTCTCATCGCTTCAAAGGACACCACGTAGCCATGCTACTTCGACACGCTTACGGACTTTGAAAGAGAATCCACCCTTTACAAAGAGGACGTGTGGACCGTCTTGAGGAATAGCGATGAGCTCGTCGAACTTGAATCGGTGACCGGAGCCGTGCTCGCCACGTGTGATGACGATTGTAGAATCGTGCTTCCTCCAGAATGCCCACCACTCGTGGAATGGCTTCACCGCACCGCTGAGGATCTGCAGCGTGCGATCATACCTGTCGAGTCTGTCCTCGACTGCACCGTGCGCTCTCTGTACTTTATTATGGAAGCCATTCACGACTTCTTGTGCGGCTGCCCGCGAGATGTGCGTCGGTCGCCATCCGTCGTCACCCTGGAATCCTGCGATCGCCTCTTCGAAAGAGCGCTGCACACAGATGGGAGGCACGATGTTATGACTAAGAAGCTCCCTGCATGATAGGTAGAACTGTTGCAGTTTGTCTGCTTCATCTTTCGTGGGATTTGATGCTGACATATTAATATCATACTGCTGCGATGTGTACCTTTACACGAGCTCGAGGTCGTCTATGTCTACCCAGCCGACCAAGCCAGTGTTCGTAACAATCTTGAAGCTATCTCCGTCGTAAGTGTGCAGCACGATCGCCAATGTCGACGTGTCTTTCACAATTGTAACGATTCCGTCCTCTGCTCCCTGTGAGTAAGGATGCTCAATGATCGGTCGACTCCAGACGGGAACCTGCATGCTCCATCCCGCCCATCTGTCTCCTGACTCTACAAATCTAACGAGATCTCCTACGGAGATTGACTGTCGCATCAGAAGAGTGCTATGTCCCATGAATCCACCCAGCCGACAACACCCCCCGAAGTTACGACCTTGACACTGTCAATAGCTTCTTCAAGAATGATGGCAAATTCACTTCGAAGCATCTTGCCCACGGGATTGCTTCTTCCAAAAGCACGCTTCGAGAAGGCATGTGCGTGTGGCCACATGATGACTTCCATGTCGAAATTTGATGTGTAAGTTCGAGGTCTTACAAGCTGACCTACCCGGAAAGGGCTGAGCCGGAAAGGGCTGAGAGCGATTCCTGTCATGGAATTCCGCAGTAAGACACCACTCCTTTACTCTCAAACCACATCCATGCTTCGTCCATCCACTTCTTGTAGCCGCCGGCAGTAGCGTGGACTTTGTCTTTTGACATCTCGATGTCAATTGCAGACGAATCAAAATAAATGGGTGTCACCTCTTCGATCTTACAGCGGACGTATGCGACATTCTTGATCCTCGGGTGGAGCTTCGGCATACTGATCCAGCCGATCTTCGCACCAGAATCTGTAATCATCGACACGATCTTACCGTATACAGCACTTCTCTCTCTAATCATCCCGGGATCACTGGCTGCATCGTTCGTGCCAAGAACAACGATGACCACATCAGGCTTATATTGCTGTAGGTCTGCCTTCAACCACCCAGGCCACTGGGAAGTCATCGTACCTCCTCGGGCATCGACTCTTGGTTTGTAACCAGCAGACTTAGCCACAGACTTGAACTCTTGCGTGAGTCCCCCCGCTTGAGAATCACCGACGAGAAGAGCGACGGGCTCTGCACGAGCCGCAGGAGTCAAAGAGAGACATGCAATTATCACTGCAACGAAACTCTTCATGTCTTCTCCAGATAGTGAGAGTGACACCAACCCACTTGCGCATCTGAAAGAACTACGGGGTACATACTGTAATGATTGCTGACATGATTGCTGTCAGGTAGAGGCTCGAACATCACTATGCCGTAGGTCCCGGGAGCGACGTCAGCATCGTACTCTTCAGAGTTGTAGCCTTTGATCGGGATCTGAAACTCTTCAGACTCACACGATATCTTAACAAGTTCTCCTCGCCTAAATCGTTGTAGCATGTATTTTACCTATACTACAGCGTCACCAATTTACATAAGCTACCCACTCTGTTCTATCGACAGTTCCTCCCCTTCGGACGTTAGGAACCTTGCGTGTAACTACAGATGTCCAAGTGTAGTTTAGGAAGTGGGTCGAAGCACCATCACCGTAAGTAAAGATGACAGGATTCGTAGTAGAAGAGATGAGTGACACTGTGTCAGACGCTGTATATTGCTTCTCGTGGCTCCTCTTCGAAGTCTTCTCGTTGTATCCAGCTGTCGTGCCAAGATAGGGAGGATCGACGAACAGTACGTCGCCGTCAGTGTGGACGTATTCGTTTGCAGATCCGTGTATCACTTCAATGTCTCTGAGACGCGGTAGACATGCGATGGTCTGTTCGACAGGTAGAGAGTTCTGGGGATAGATCTTCCATGCTGTGAGCTGGCCGACCAGAACCCCTGTAGTGTTGATCCGAACGTATGTCTGCTGTCCTAAACTCAGACCGGCCATCAGCCTCACGTCTGGTTTCGTCGGCTTCGTCGGATCTCTTTTGAGGTCTTCCACAGCGATAGATAAGTCCTTCAGCTCGCCAGGAACAGCCGTCTGGAGCCACCTCCACATTGCCACTACATCGCCGTTCGTCTCATACCCAAGCCCAGGCACGTCGCACGAAAGAAGATAAGCTCCGCTACCGAGGTACGGCTCTACGACTCGTTTAGTCCCTGCGGGAGGACGTCTGTAATACTTGAGATATCTCGCCTTGTTTCCACTGTAGCGAAATAGTCGGTGAGGTCTGTCTGTCACTGATCTAACCTCTTCACTGTCACGCCGGCTGCGGCGACGTCTGATACCTTGAACGGATACCACCTCTCGTTCGTCTCATCCCAGGCATTGACGAAGTCGTCTCCCACTTCCTTCACGACACAGATGATGTTGTTTGACTTCGTGTTACCGCCACGAGCTACAACAATCTCTCCGCCTACGGGGACGATGAACTTACCCTCGACTATCGCCGGAGGTAGGGCATCGAACTTTGGTCCCTTGGGAGCTTTCCGACCGGGCTTGCTTTCGATGATCGGCTTGTCGTCCTTCTTGATGATCGATTTTCTAGCTACCATGTTTCTTTCTCCATCTGTAGTACTTCGCGAGAGATCCATCCCGGGGGCACTCGGGTGGAAGAACACCCAGGACGAAGACGTCCCATGCAGCTGAACCATACTCTCCAATGCCAGGAAGTTCACGTGCATGCTGCCAGTTTGACGTCAGATATTCTCGTGACATGTCAATGAGGTTCTTAGTACGCCTGTTTCTAAAACCCAGCGGGGCAATGATGCGTGACAACTCTTCTGGGTTTGCAGCAGCCATAGACTGTGCATCTGGATACGCTTCAAAGAGAGCGGGAACAATCTTCTCCATTGCACGACGCGTCGTGAGGTTCAACAGCATACACGCTACCAAAATCTTCCATCGATCTGGCCAGAGGTCCTCTTGGATGAGGCTGACTGGTGACTTCGGCGGAATCATACAGTGTCGTAGGTCTGAGTAATTGCCTGGAGGTCTTCTAGCGTCTTAAGTGGCTTGAACCTCACGTCCCTCGGCACCGCGACATACTTTGTATCGAAGTTCTCCGTCAGATCTTGGATCAGACGTTCATATTGTACTACCATCTTTCCACGTACTTGGCGACGAACTCTGTGCCAAGACCACTTGACGTGTGAGAAGTCAAGATCAGCATCGAAGATGAAGGTGTTGGTGTTGAGCCAGACAAACTGCGATGTGTCAGTCTTGGGAGACATTCTAAACATCTCAACGATCTGATTGATGCCTCCCGTGCTACACAAGACACCTCCCGTGTCCCCTGGTGATCGTGCTACTACTTCACACGTAACAGAAGCGCTTGAGACGATATGTTGTCCGATGATCGAGTAGTCTGGCGTCGCTGCCAAGTTATCGACGTTGACAACACATATGTGTTTTCCTCCGTCATCAATGAATTTCTGTAACAATCCGCTCTCTTGTAGGGCAGGAGCTATGTCACCGTGACCGCACGGGTAGAAGCTAGGTCTTCCTGCTTCGTCTAGAAAGACCTGATTGTCTAGTGTCAGACGTACGCTCTCGAACTGCATAAAGACTTTTACATGCTCAGTACCAGGAAGGGACTGTACGTGCTCTACTACATCTTCGTAGTTCTCTGGTGAGGTCATTACCCATACATTTTTCAGCTCTGCTGTGGCCTCGAGCTTGAGTTGAAGCAGTGACTTTCCGCTCTTAGGTAGCTTGACAAGCCCTTTTGTCACTCCAAGACCAAGCCGAGTTCCGGCACCGCCACACAGTATGCAGAAAGCAACTCTTCCTGATGTGTAAGCAGCGTATCCTGTGTGAGTCACATCTGTTGCGATGTCACCGTAGTCAATGATACAGTCGCTACTCGGGTTATCTGCATTGACAGTGTGATCGACAGGTTCGACGACACATTTAACAATGTCGTCTAACCGCAGACCACCACGTCGATCTATCCTCTGCCTCTCTTCAGCTGTAAGTCCTGCGAGCTGTGAAGACAGCACTGTAAGAAACCCAGGGGCCGATCTCACCATGTCAGCATCATACTGCCGCCGATGTAATATGTTCATCTCGCTGGAAAGAAGCGCTCTACCGTAGTGATGTGCAAGTCTTCAGTTCCTAGAAGCTCTTCGACGAGCATTCTAGCTTTGCCGCCGTCAAACATCTTACAAGAAAACACGTCCATCGAGAAGCACTTGCGAAGAGGCCAACAGTGGATAGACATGTGACTCGTCGAGATTACACACATTCCTGTGATTCCGCCCTCGTCCTGAAAGACGTCTGACTGCAGCTTCAACGGGTCAAGTTCCACTTCCAAGAACTCAGGACCCATGATGATCTGCATCTCGAGAGCTCCCGCGAGACGTCTAAAGATGTCAGTCAGCTTCTCACTGTTGAAAACGCTAGCGTCTTTGACATATCCATCGAAAATGAGATGGAGACCGGCATCGTTTTTCATTTCTTGTCGTCTACTCCTGTTGACTATTGTGGGCGCGTAAATATGGATCGGATTTTAAACAAGTACGCAGAAAATGTGTCAGTTGTTACTGAGTTATTTTTTCAACATGTTTAGTACCTTCCTGAAGAAGGAACCAAATGTCGACTTGAGTAGTGCTGGAGGTTCCTGCCATGACGCTTCACCCTCCCAAGAAGATTTTACATCGCCGCTCCATGAAACGGCCTTAAAAGCAGTGACATATTTGCCACCAGAGACTTCTGCATAAATTGGAACTAGCTTGTGCGCAATAATGCCCGTCTCTTCAAAAAGCTCCCTGGCTGCTGCATCCTCTGCAGTCTCTCCGGGATCGACCATTCCACCAGGCATGTTGAGATTCGTGGGATTAGGTCCCATGGTCTCAATGTTACGTGTAACAGCAAGGATCTTTCCTTGAGGATTCTCTACATAGACTGCTACAGCTTGCGGAAGAGAAGCAGCGTCCTGTGCTTTTGATTCTTCTGCAGATTTCTCGTCGGATGCTATGTCTCCTCTTGCACCTGATGTAGCAGAGCCGGCCCGGAAGTTGCCAGGTCCTTGCAATCGACGTGTACCTGACATTGTGAAGTCACCGTCGAGCTCGAAGAGGTTTCTGCTCATCTCCCGTACCTCTCTTCTTCATCGTCCTCGTCATCAAGGAGACTTTGCTCCTGGCTTTTCATTATCTGACGAATAGGGCCACTGAACTTCGTGTCGAGCGCACGCCTGAACACCTTATCCAATTTATCTGGTTTGTTCGCAAGACGAGATGCAACTGCAGGATATTTGGCTCTCACAAAGTCCCTAATCTTCTCCTTCAGATCATCAGGCAGCTCAACATCGCCGTATAGCTCTTGATCCTCGATCCAGTCATCGGACAGCTGGTCAGCTTCTTGGTTCCTCGAGAAGAGTCCCTTGATCTTAGACCAGATACCTGCCTGTTTCTTTTTCTTCTTCGGTTCGCTGTTCTTGAAAGAGAAATTGATCTCACTGATAACTTCTCCAACAAACTCTCTTAGAAGCTCTTCTTTCATGGGTGTAAATATGTCTAGCTCTGAGACGTTTTATTTTTTATACGAGACATCACCCCTTCAACGTCGACCGTCTGTCCTACTGATCTGCGGGCATCGATCTCGAATGGGTTGCTCCAATAGGGGTCAGAAGATTCACACCCAAGCCAGATTCCAAGTGAAGACAGTGCATATAGGACCGGCTGAAAGACTCCAAGGCGCATACACTGACGCACGTGAACGAGCTCATGCTGTAAGGCTCTATCGTTCTTCTCAGGAGCGTTTCGAAGAACTACAATATTTCCGACTGTGTGGCCTGCCCATCTCTTCCAGAGAGACAGGAGCCACGAAGGAGAGTCATCTTCCACGATCCACACCGCAGCAGCGTCCCTAACACCGTGCCACCTATACCATCCTAATGCCTGAAAGACAGATGTATAGACTACACCGATCAACGTTACTGGGCTAGACCATGCATATCCGAGACACCGCTTAACTCCGTTCATGGTAATACGACTCCTCAGTGATAAATATCGTTGATGAAAAGCGGTCGAGCGGAGATTGATCTCCGCTCGACCCGTGTACATAGCGCCACCGTTACACAGCCATGTAGACGATTATCACGCTGCTGAACCTTCGTCGAGGTCGTGGCAGTCGCCTGCTTCTTGACAAGTGAGGCGATCTGACTCGTAGCCGATGCTGGCTAGCTTCGTGTCTCTGTCAGAAGCATCGATGTCCGCGAGAGGATCTTGAACGGGTAGCTCAACAGGATAACAGAAGAAAGCGACTTCAGCCTGGCGTCTGCCGAGCAGGCCAGGAATAGTCTTAACCACACCGTTGACCTTCGCCTTTGAGAACTGTAACATCGCGATGCATGCTCCTTGATAGTCGCCACGATCTAGAGCTGTTTTCACTCCACCCTTCGCGATCCAGCCCGTTCCCAGATTGAAGAGGAAAGAACACAGAGCATTGAACATGTTCTGATTGAGGGGAGTCGAGATGTTCTTCTTGATCGCAGCTACACACTGCTGCACGTCTCTTCGTAAGATGTCTAGAGACTCATCGTTCGTGATGAGCCGTCCTGCATATGGATTTGGCTTCTGCACCACGTGGTTAGTGCGGAGCATCTTCTGAACCTCAGCATTGCTGAGACAGGAGAAGGAGTCTCCAGGAACGATGAGATGTCCTACGCCAATAGTCCAGAGGCCGCAGATGTCCTGATACGGATGTAGAACATTGCCCTCTTGTCGAGCAATAAAGTCGAGTCCCGTCTGATCGATGTCTAGACTATCATTTGTACCCATGTTGTCCTCTATCTAATTATCTGTCTAAATTAAAGGTGGAGATGATTGACCTGGGAGTCGAAGCACATGCTGGTGTCAGCTACACATGCAAAGATAACGATGCACAGAAGCATCCTGAAGTCTGACAGCTCAAGTAGAATTTCCTTCTGCTATGGAGAACACGCGCGCTGTGCAACAGCCCAGATGTATCTTTATCTCGCACGTATCCGCATACTTTGCGACGTAAATCGACACAGCCTTATTTATAGCGTTGTTAGTGATTCTTTGATTCTTTAGACAACTTCTGAGGCAGTCTGGGTGCGACGAAGATTCGCATCTTGATAAGTCGACGTATAATTACGTGCATGAAGCTCAAGCAGTTGCGAACCATCATCCGTGAGGAATGTCTCAGAAACGCCGCAGAGCAAGGTGTGTCACCTACACTCTCTGAGGGCATCAGATGGCACGTCACAGAAAGCGTGCCCTTCGACAGTCCCGTGTATCGTCCAGGCACAGAGAAATACTTCGCTCTGATGCGCGAAGCTCGTAAGCTGTATGCGCGCGGCCTCTACGAAGCGACTACCGAGTTCGAGAGGGACCTCCTTGAGTCTGACCTCGGTGAGACGGGTGTATACGAGGACGTAGAAGTCCCGCTTGACTTTCCAATGCAGGAAGGCGACATCAACGAGGCAAAGTACAAGGGCAAGGAAGTCGAGCTCGGAAAGCCAAAGCACGGCGAAGGTGGCAAGGCCTACGTCTACGTCCGTGACCCGAAGAGCGGCAACGTGAAGAAGGTGAAGTTCGGCTCGTCGATGCCCGACGCGATGGGCGACTCCGAAGCGGCACGCAAACGCCGCAAGTCTTTCGGTGACCGTCACGACTGCGCCAACAAGAAGGACAGGACGAAGGCCGGCTACTGGTCATGCAGAGCAACCAAGTTCTTCGGACGCGACATTCCCGGTTGGTGGTGATGACCTTTCCGTTCATTGAGAAGAGACTCGAGGACGGGTCTCGAATCCGTACGTTCTCAGACGACGTAGGCGCAGAAGAGCTGGTGTGGCACCGTGACGCTGAGGACCGCAGCATACGAGTATTGCAATCGTCTGACTGGTACTTTCAAGTCGACGATCAGCTGCCTGTGAAAATGAAAAACGATGACGTCTTCTTCATTCCAAAGAAGACGTGGCACCGGGTCATTCGTAAGGGCGACAGTCCGCTCGTTGTCGAGATCGTTACCGCTGAAGATCAGTTGTAGTATGACGAAGACGAGCGGCGTCTCTGCGGTCTGATCTTCTGCGCACCGTGCTCAAACATCCAGTCAGCTAGCTCTTCCAGCGACTTGAGGCCGGTTCCCTTGAGGTCGGTCGGCAGGATGTTGCCCGTCACGCCTTTGCCCATCGGGTCGTAGTCGAATGCGATGCTGCCCTTACGAAGGCGAATGGAGAAGGCCTTCACGGCGTTGAGGGACGGAGCACCGTAGGTGGTGACCTTGCCGAGCATGTCGAGGATCTTCTTGTCCTTGCCGCTGACACCTTGCTTCATGCTCTTGATCTTCGCAAGGTATCTCTTCCTCGTCCAGGCCTGGGAGACGTTGTCGTCGTACTCAGGAATGCGAACGAGTTCACCGGGCGCGAAAGTGAAGGCTGACTCTGACGGGTCCACCAGGATCCAGACACCAAGCTCACCGGGTTCCGGATCACCTGTACCGGCCGAGTAGTAAGGAACATCGTCGGGCATCGTTGCTAGGTCGCCCGCTTCCATGATGGGATTGTGGAAGACCTCTTCTCCACCGTATTCAGCAGATTCTACGGTGATGTAGACGTCGCCTTCTTTTGGTAGAGCAGCGGCAGCAGTGGCAACTTCTTTGATGATACGACGGAGTTGTGATACGGTGAGCTTCATGACGTTAACTATCACTCACCCCACAGAGCGTCAAACGCCGCAGTGTACTTTTTCCACGAGTCGTCTTTGACCATGGACGAGAAAAGCGAAAAAGAAGACATACTTATATCTGACATGGAAAGCGGAATTTGGTGTCAAAAGCGGTCAATTGACCAGGTTATTGAAGAAATTCGAAAGAAACACGGCGACAACGTGTCACTCAAGGTGGAAAGTTACGCTGGTACGGGCAAACACGCCTTGTTTGTTGATACAGAATACGGTGAATGGCGATCTAAAGTCAGTCACGTAATGAACGGTTCTAAGCACCCAAGGCGATCTAAAACTGAAGTGGGCGTGAAGCGTAGAATACCGCTATGTGATTTCAAAGAGAAGCTCTTTGAGAGACATGGCAAACATGTCGCTATAATCGAGAGCAGTTATACCATGATAAGAGAACGTGCCACTTTTATCGATGAAGAACATGGAGAATTTACGGCAACACCCAATAACGTCTTGAAAGGCAACTGTCATCCCTACTGTCATAGGCACAAGCAGATGGTAAGTTCCTCAATGTGCACAAAAGAAACACACTGGAAAACTGGTGCTATTCTCTATTGCACGGGAGGATATGAAGTTGCCTTCGTAAGATGGTGCAATCACCACAAAATTGACTTCATGTGGCAAATTACGCATGTTATGCCCGATGGCAAAACTTACAGAGTTGATGCCAAAATTTTAGATGGACTACATGCCGACAAATGGATAGAGATCAAGGGGTTTTTTCGCGGTGAAGTCAGTAGACGAAAATGGGAATGGTTCCACGAAGAGCACCCTCGATCCGAACTTTGGGATGGACAACTGCTCAGCAAGCTTGGTGTGCTAGCATTTCATCCGAACAAGGGATCGAAAGTTGAAATGAATTTGTCCCAAGACCTTGTAATTGACTTGAACCCGTAATCTTCGAATACTTGTCTAACAGCATCCCAATTCCTAGTAGGATTGCTGCTAGTCATCTGTTCCCTTTCTTCTTCTGTCCATTCGTAGAAACGGATTAGATTGTAGTTTCTTTCAAAGATCGCCGCATTTTCGGTGTTAGCCAGAAACTCTTCAAGAAGAATGTGATCAGCAGCAATTTTTGCTGCTTTCTTATCTCCGATTCCGGGAATACCTGGTATGTTGTCAGAAGAATCTCCTCTCAAAGACTTCCATGTACAATAGTCATAGTCGAGAGGTCTCTCCACAAACTGGTCTGTAACGGGGTTATAGAGGCGAAAACCGGGGCGCTCGCCCACCAGTTGGATGAAGTCGGAGTCAGACGACACGAGGACCCAGTCGATGGCAGTCGAAGAACGGCGTACGAGGTTAGCCAGGGTGTCGTCACACTCGAAGTTGGGATGACGGACAACAGACACTGGGAAGTGCTTGGTGAGGAGGTCGACGATGACGTTCTTCTGTGCGAAGAACTTCGCCAGCTCAGGCGCGCGGGGATCATCCGCTTCCACCTTACGGTTGGCCTTGTACTCACCCATCGCTTCGTAACGATGGACAGGCTTGCCTTCGAGGCCCACATAGATCCGTGTGGGCTTGAACTGCTCGACAAGCGCCTTGAACTGGCGGAAGAAGTTGAAGACCACGGGTGCAGGGCCCATTGTGAAGCCGCTGCGAGCACGGTGGGCGGCATTCATGAAGTCGATGGCGAGAATGGTCATGATCTTATCCTACCTCTTCGGGTCCCAAGCTTACACTGTTCTGCGACTCGCAGTAAATGATTGCCACGTACTGCGGTGCAAGTGACGTGGGTAAGTACACCGAGCCGCCCGCCTCTTCGATCTTCTTGATGAAGTCACGCAGTGTGGTGCCGGCGGGGATGGGTCGAATGGCTTCGTGCTCGTTCCACCGATGTGCCATCAGCCACGCACAGTTGCCGGCGTTGATGGCCTGCACGGAGTACGGTGAGTTAGCATAGTCAGTGCAGGGTGTGGCATGCAGAGATTGCCATGCCACCTTGACGAGTTTGTGTTCCACACGAGTTTGCTCCACACCCTTCTTCGCCTTCGGCGGATCGTAGTGCGTATCGTAGGGTTCACCGGCGTTGTGTTCGTAGGGTGAGTCGTCCCAGTCGTCACCCCACTGACGGTCCAACGGAATCGATGTGAACCAGGCAAAGTTGTCTCTGCTGTCCACGTAGCACAGCCGAAACTTGAACGGGTCTGTCTCGATGTAGTCAGGCATCTTCTTTCCCTGCCTCGTCGAAGTCAAACATCTCACAGATTGAGTTCATCACTGCTTGGTACAGCTCCGTCTTGAGGTAGTCCTCTGCCGGGGTGTCGGTGTGCTTGTGGGCCCGTGTGTATCCGTATGCGATTCCCTCTTCGACCGCACGGGCCAAGACTTCGTAGGTCTTCACTCTCATGAGCCCCTCACATACTTCTTGATAATCTTGTGATCAGCACGGAGCTCGGGAGGGACGAAGTCCATCTCCAGGAGGTCGAAGAAGTCCTGCTCCTCGGGGACGGCGAGCTGCGTGCCATCGGGCATCGTGGGCATCGCATCGGTCATGCGGCCGCCGCCGGACAGCTTCTTCCAGCGAGAGAAGATGCGTGGGATGAACCCGTTGAAGGTGTTGCCGTCGGGCCCCACGCCGCTGCCCGTACGCATCATGAAGAGGCCGCCCCAGTTGTCGGGATTCGCGAGGAAGAGATCGAGGTTCATGCCCTCGTCCAAGCGGACTCGGATGTACCGGGCACCAGGTTTCGGTGACCACGGAATGACACCAGGAACTCCGGGTTTAATCGTCTGACCAACTTCCTGTAGGAGTTTGACGAGTTTATTCTCGTCAGCCACGATGCCGACGAGCTCGATGTCGCCGACCACCGGTTTCTGACGTCGGACTGAGCCGGCGACTTGCACTCGGTGCATCGCAGGGCTGATGAGCTTGGAGATGCTGTCAGCAAGTCGACTTGCTGTTGCGAGTTCGATCTTTCCGATTCCCATGGTCTTAATCTAACTCAGTCTAGACAGACTTTGCATTGCGACGTGACTTGAGTTCTGCAAGTCTCTGCTGAAGTCGAACCTCTTCTGCATTAATCTCACACATCTCCCAGGATTCGAGAAGTTCTGATGTGAACCAGCTGTCGACCGGTCCGTGGGTCTTCTGAAACGTGGCCATGGCAGCGGACCAGTATGCCGACCAGTGCGTCCGGTTGTCTTTGCATCTCAGCAGCCATGCTACACCGTCATAGCGCCCCCTGTCGTAGAGCTCACGCATGACGTCACCCATCAGCATGTTGATCTTGCCGCTGCGTCGGATGAACTCTACGTCACGCAGCTCTTCAAAAGTGGGAGCCGCCTGCATGTAGCTGTCCCACTTTTTCACCTTCTCTTCTACTGTCTCGTGGGTCTCCATGGATCTATGTTACCACGGAGACGCGCCACTTTTCACATGTTGACGTAGCTCTTCAATTTGACGTCCACTGTGCCGTTGCCCAGGTTGTCGGGATTGAAGTCGACGTCCTCGTCCTCGTCAAAGGGATTCGGGAACACAAGATACGTGACTGGTGGCGATTCTGCCGCAGCGAGAGAAACTGCGATTATGCCAGACACTGGAGAATTGGATATGATCAGCCGTTGCTCCTTGCCGTCGTCGAAGCGGTGTGGCACGTAAGAAGACATCTCCTCTGTATCGTCGGACTCAATGCGAAGGGAATTTCCGCTCTGGTCTCCCGACTGAGGATTCCAGTACGCATCGACGACAACTCTCACTTCTTTGCCACTTTCACCCTTCAGGGTGACGAAGAAGCCGTCGGGACCTTGCCCCTCAGAGTCCTCTGCTGTGCCACCAGACATCTTGAACGTGTACTCGACAGACCACGGACGTTCCTTTAGTATTCTATTTTTGTCGAGAGACTCACGTACGAGGTCTCTGAGTGCGCGGCTTGTAATCTTCATAGCGTGTAAATATTCAAATTTCATCGAAATCTTCGAAAGATTTCGCCTAAGAAGTCTAAGCGACTAGTCTGACAGTGATACCGTCTGGAAGACGTAAGAATGCCCACTCTGATGAGAAAGGTATGTCATGCCACTCACCTGTCACCTTGTTCCAGATGAGACGGTCTCCAAAATGTGGATTGCATACCACATCGTATCTGTTTTCCTGTGAGTCAGTGAAGACTACGCCGAAGTAGTGGGGTGAAGAATCGTAGCGCTCCACACGAAAGGAAGGGTCGACTTTGAACTCGAATCTACCGACGTTCATAGAGCGCTACGTATCAGCCTGCATTCACCTTGGGCATCTTCACTTTTACAACAGTTCCGTCAGGTAGCATCACAGTGGGTTCTTCGTCTTCATCTTCTGTGGCTGGTAAGCTTAGAGGCTCAGGTAACTCCTGAACTCTAGGCGGTTCTGCCTCGGAGACTCCGTACCACTGTTTCGCCTTCTCCACAGCGACATCGACCATTTTTCCAATCTGAGCCGTTGCCCTCTTGGATAGAGTGACACGAGCTTTCTCTGCTGTGTCGAATATCTCACCGTCAACCTGATCGAGCATGACTGTCGTAGAAGAATCAGATCCACCCTGTAGAACGAATCTGACTTCCTCGCCCTTCAGCGTCTTCTTAGTGATCACCTCGACGACACGCATCGGGTAGATCTGATTCTTCTTGTTGAGAACAACGAAAAGTACTTGTCCAATAGAATACTGCATGTCACTCCTCTTCGTCTGACTCTACTTCTTCAGACTGTTCGTCTGGTAGCTCTGATGCGACTCTGAAGACAGAGATGGCAGGAGTTCCTGCAGGTGCAACAACGAAGTCGTCACATTCTTCACCTACGGGTACTCTAGCCGATAAGCAGACTTCCATGATCTTCTTCCAAAGAATCTTCTCTACGAGAGGTCGACCCTCTGACTCTGCTAGCGCTTCACTCAACGTCTTGTCCATGCCAGGCGGCAGAAGGACGCCAAATAGGTCACGAAGGTGTGCAAGCTCAATCTTCGTTAATCGAAGTGTGTGAAACTTTCGCTTCGTGAGACAGCGTTCCTTGCTCATTCGCTCACCGTGGGATCGAGCGCCTCCATAAAGAGGTCAAAAGTGTCACGGTGGTCGACGCCCTGCTGTATCTTCACGACCTTCAGCGCTGCTTGCAGAGTCTTCATATCGAGCTTGTCAGCATACTCTTCACAGACTTCCTTACGATCTTGCTTCAGGAGCTCGACCTCGTTGTCGATGTTGGTGATCCTCTCGACAAACTCCTTGACAGTCGCACGAAGAGAGTTGATCTCATCTGGCTGCATCGTCGCGACGTTGTACTGCTTCGGTGGTGTCTTCTTCTTTGCCATGACACCAATCTACAACACGTAGATGCGGTGTTCACATCGACTTGATCTTGATGATCGCTGCCTTGTAGTCCTTGACGTATTGAGCCTCATCTGGGACTCCGCCCTCTTTCGCCTTCTTGACCTGTCCCTCAAGGCTCTTTACATAGAACTCTTTCATGGACTTGCGCACTGTGTCGAGAAGTAGCTTGTCGGCCTTCTGCTTCTCTTGCGGTGGGAGTTGTTTAAGTTTCTCGACCTCAGGAATCTTCTTCTTAGTCATCTTCTCGACTTCTTCAATCGTTTTTGACTTCTTGAGGACAGTCTCGGCGTCGGCGACAACTTTTTCTAGAGACGCCCTATAGATGTCAGTGGCCTCTTTGGCCATCTCCTTCGCTTTAGGTGACTCTGCAACTTTTTGAATGACCTTCTTGTTCGTGAGGATGTCCTTGATCGTCAGCTTCTTACCCTTCTTGACACCCTCTTCTCCGTCGTCTTCACGAAGCTGAGACTCTCCCCATCTGTCTTTAGGTTCTCTGCCGCCCGACGTCCTAGGGCCGCCTGGGTTGTCATCGCCCATCATGAACCTGTCAGACTTCTTAGCAGCGGCAACAAGCTTGTCAACAATCTTATCAGAGAGACCACCGCTTATCGAAGACATCATCTCTTTGGTTGCCTTCGGTGTAGCTTTCGCACCGTAGTAACCCATGACAAGTGCCGGCTGGGCCATGAAAGCAAGCATCGCGGCGTCGCCCGTCGCGAGACTGCTGTCTATCCTGTCAGTGACTTCTTTATACTCACCACGAATCTTATCGACGTCCTCCTTCTCTTTGTCGAAGGTGCTGGCGTACTTCACGCTCAAGCCAGGAATAAGTGTCGATGCTATCGTTCCAAAGCTTACTTCGAGTACAGTCTGCGCTTTACGAGACAGCTCCTTTGTGACGCCTTTTGCAGTCCTGAAGACGTCTAGAAACGGTGTGATAAAAGCATCCTTGAGATCGTCTGCAGATCCGTAGGAGACACCGTAGGGACTCTCGAGCGCTGAGGAAGTCGCGAGGTCACCGTAACCTCCATAGTCGCCGGCGCCGTAGCCGCCTTCGTCTTCGTTCAAGACAGTCTGTACGTACTCTCTCAAGAGTCTTTCTGTGGTTCTCTGGCGCATTGTGTTTCTAAATATACGAAATCATCGTATGATTGTCAAAGATATCTCCAAAGAAATCCACCAGCATGCTTTAGCACACCCCTCAAACACGACATCAAGCTCGATTTAGGAGTCGAAGTCTTTCTAGATGCATCGCATATGGAGAGAAATACGTTTATCACCTCACCTGTCGTCATGTCGATTTGTTGAACTTTCTTGTTCCCTTTCTTGCCTGATAACAACAGTCTTATTTCTGCTTCTGCATGCTTCTTACGTGTCGCTTCTTCTTGCCACGACTTTTTGATACCTTCGCTACGTTTTTCTATGAAGGCGGGATCAGACATCTTCAATGCTATCTTTTCTTTGACAACGGACGATTGCATCGCTTCTCTCGTCCGTAGCGAAACTTTCTCTTTCATTCCGGCTTGAGACATGATGGAATGCGTAACTTCTGCGCGAAGTTGTCGACGCTCAGGATTCATTTCCCAAAATCTCTTTTGGGCTTCGCTATTTCTCTTGCGAGCTTCAGGCCTATTCATGGCTTCGCGGTGCGCTCGTCGGCCGGCTTCTGTTCGTTTAATGCCTTCTCCGCCCTTCGTTTCGTTGTAACCATTTTCGTCGACAGTTGAGCAATAAGTTTTTATCCAATGCTGTTCTCTAGCTAGTGCGTCATCCAACGAAGTGCACACTTCCAACAACATGTGATCAAACGCATCGTGTCCGTACTTTCTAATCGCACGTTGAAATGCCCATCGTGCTCCTTTCTTGGCGGAGTATACGTGTGATTTCCATCTTGTCATCAGCAGTTTGTTGGCATAGGAACTAATTTGCTCAGGAGACATGCTTTCGAAAATGCAGGCTTCGAGCTTCGAAGTCCTCGGTGTAAAGCCAACATAAGACTTTTGATTTTCACGATTCACGTGTCTATAGACGATCCACATAATGATATGTATTCACATGAAAATTGGTTTGCTACCACTTAGCGGAAAACCTGTACATGCAGGCCATTGGGGATTGATTGAGATTGCCGCCCGTGAGAACGATGAAGTCCACCTGTTCGTCTCAACAACAGACAGACGACGTAAGGGTGAGATGCCGATCTTAGGCTCTGACATGAAGAAGATATGGGATCTGTACCTTGAGCCGGCACTTCCTAGTAACGTTGTTGTGACATACGGCGGATCACCAGTACAACATGTCTATGAAGACCTCGAGGCAGCCGAAGAGTCAGGTAGTGACGACGTCTTTCAGATCTACTCTGACAAAGAAGACATCCTCAAGTACACAGATGCTGCGCTGAAGAAGTCTGCACCTTTCCTCTTCTCGAACGGACAGATTCAGCGTCGGGGCGTCGACAGGAGCGAGACGGTGAATATCAGCGGCACCAAGATGAGACAGCTGCTATCTGCAGGTGATGTAGAAGCGTTCTCGTCTATGTTGCCGCCGACTGCTCAGAGAAATGCTCAAGAGATCATCAACATCCTAACGAGAAAATCGATAGGTGAAGTACTCTTGAGAGCGTACGTGTGTGAAATTCTCTTTTAGCTTTTGATTGGTGTATCCAAATCCTTGCCGACCTTTAGCTGCGGCGGATGTCCTGTTCCGTCCGTCCTAAACTCGACTTCAAAGTACTCTTTGTTGCTTTTTGCGTCAATGACCTTATAGAAGATTGTCGTCTCTTTGCTGTTTGGAATTACCACTAGGTCATCGACGTTCAGACCGTATTGATGCACGAACAAGTTAACACCCTTGCCTGCGGTAAAGTACTTAAAGTACAGAGCAGGACGTCCCGTCCCCGCGAGAATTTTATTGCGAATATCTTCGATGATAGCATCTTCCATGCCTAGCTCTGTACATTTGGCAAGAAAAAGCTCCCTGTTTCCGCCGTTCTTCTTGGTGTTTGTAAAGAATGTACGATAAGAGTCTCTTGACTCTTGAAACTCATTGTAGAGCTTTTCTGCTCTCTTGAGTTCAGCACCTTTCATCTTTGATTTACCTTTTAGTGCTGTTGGGCTTCGAAGATTACCTTCATCGTCCATGAAGCCTACACCTCTTCTTTTTAGGTTACGTGAAAGAGAAGCAACTACGCTGTAGAAAACGTCTGAGACTTTGTCGCCTGGTGTTGCTTTTCCCTCGGCGCCCATCTTCGCCTTTTGAAATCCTGCAAGACGTTTCGCGTCATTAAACTTGACGTGTATGTCCGCATCTTCAGTAGGAACGTCAACAAGGGCTGTTGTAGAAGCTTGATCGGGTGCATGCTGTGGAGTCAGATCGTATTTTGCTGCGTACTTTGCTACATTCGAAGCTGCTGCCTGAAGCATGCTTTGATATAGTCTTTTAAACTCTCTCTGTTCAGGCTTAGCGGCTGCTGTGTAGACTGTAATGAGCCTCTTGTCATTTATTGCTCCTGCGAAACCATTAGATCCTCCTACAGCTTCCCACGTTGCCCATTCAGCAGCGTATCCCAGATTTTTGTCTGAGAGCAAGGAAGACTGTCCTGTAACAGGAACTTTCGACAATTCGCTGATAACGGTTTTGACGTATTCATTTAGTAGTTCGCTCATAGCTTAGTTCCCTTGCGTCCGTACTTAAATAGTAGATGCGTGTGTGAAGTGTTCGCTTAAGTTTAGCAGTACTGATTCATCAACATGAACGAAAATCGAGTTGTTGGCATCACACCATTTCTTGGCAGCGTCGAATTTCAATCGGTTAATTTCGAGTGAAGCAAGCTTGGCAGGCTTGATCTCGCACAGGATGCGACGTCCACTGTGCAGAACCAGAAAGTCTGCGTAATAGATGCGGTTCTTTCCATTGTGAACATAGGGTATGCCTATGTTGCCGTCGAGGATCTCTGTCTGCGTCTCTACACACCATTCTAGGAATCGCTTCTCCCAAGAGCTACGATACCAGTGGATGCCCCAGGGCGTTTCAAGATGACCAGTCTCATGACGAGATACAGAATTTTGATAAGCTTTCTCGTGTATACTTTTGACCTGCATAGGATGGTCAACACCGTATTTTTCTCGGCAACGCTCGAGCATACCATGCTTTATCACTTCAGATCTCATAGGGTTATCCACACCATGACGATCTAAAATTGTCTGTTTAATTTTCTCGGCAGAAAATACGAAAGGTGAAGAATGACCATATCTGGCGACGTTGGTGTTCGCAATTTTCTGTTGTATGTCTTCACTTTGCGAGACATTCGGCACACCGTATCTTTCGATGCATGTCTCACGTGATTTCTGTCTGATAGCTTCAGATTTCATAGGAGCTGTAACACCATACTTCTCAAACCATGTTGCTGCTGCTTTCTGTTTGAAGATATCAAGGGTTGAAGGACTCTCAACACCATACCTTTCAAGATTGGTTTGGCGGATCTTCTCCTTCACTTCCTCTTTCGAGAAAGGGTTTTGAACGATCTGGCTCATCAATCCTGAGCTTTGTGAGGCAGATTTGCACTTACGTGAACAAAAGTGTTTGGATGTGAGGACTTTGTTGTTAGTGTAAGACTTCTCAAACTCAATTCCGCAGTGATCGCATTTAAGCTCGTACACAGACTTGAAGTCCCATCTCTTGGGACGCTTACTTTTCTCTTGTCGAATACGTAACAACATAGACATACATATCGTATGTCAAGCGAATGTATCTGTAAACTTAATCATTTACCAGGCATTTTCAACTTTGTACCGCCTCTGCCGTACTTGAAAAGGCCCAAAATGGCATTTGCGCTTGCAAAGCTGCCGGTGAACTTGTATGCGTTGCCCTTGTAGATGAAGACGACGCCCTCAACGGGAGACGTGATGTTGCTGACGCTCTTCAGCTTGTCCATCTGCGTCTTCAAGACGCCCATCGCTGTCTCGTCGCCGGACGCCTCTATCGCCGTGATGGCGTTCTGAACCTCGCCTCGCAGACGTTCGACCTCTCTGTCTGTGTCGTCGATCAGCGTCGACTCGAGGCCCTTCAGCAACTCCACGGCGAAGTCGTTGATGGCCAGCTCTATAGGTCGTACGTAACTCTTGAGCAGTGCAGGAGAACTTCTGGCAAATTGAGATATAGCATCTCGTTGTGATATTTCAGCCATTCTCTTCACAGCATTGAGGCCCATGGCGCCTTCGATGCCCAGGCAGTAGTCTATCAAGGCATCCTCGACGTCTTCAGAGAGTCCCAGCTCTTCCATGTCACTGCGAAGATGGATCCGCAGGAAGTCCCCCATCGTGTTTGATGGGCCTACACCGACTTCGGCGATTGTAGCATCGATCGCAGCTAGCGTCTCACTCAATGTCTCGCCGTTCGACAACTTCGACATCCGGACTATGGCTGGTCCTCTGACTCGCCATCCCTTGACAGAGACAGACTTCTGCATCCTGTCGACGAAGTTGGTGAGTAGATCAACACCGCCTGCATCGTCCTCTGTCATCTCGACGGTTCCGTCGTCTTCACGCTTGAAGACGGGCCAACCGTGGAACACGATGTTGTTAGAGTCGTAGTTGATGACGTTCGGATTGCTGGTGTAGATGACCTCCATCGAGTACCACCTGTTCGCGCGAGGTCCGAATATCTTCAGCTTTGTTCTGTCTGACAACGCTGAAAGAGCACCATCGAGTACCTTGAAAGCAGTCGTGAAGGCCTCCTCAACAGACCCTCGACCCGCGAATTTCGCTGCGAGGGCTGAAGCGTCCATGCCGCCCGACCTTATGTCAGATCCACGTGTCACCTTTACACGACTCTCTTCTACATTGTAAGAGAAGACGAGGTTCATACCGTCCATCTTCTCCGACGCTTTCTCGAGACGTCCAGAAGCCGCCTTTCGCAGTATGGACTTGATCTCGTGGAATGTTAGGTCCTTGTTGTCGTACAGGTGTTGCAGGTGTCCGACAAGCCCGCCGCACAATAAGAGCGTCTTACCTCCAGCAGAATTTTTGAGGCTCTCACGAAGCATTTTTTGCCTCAAAAAGTGCCAGAAGCATTTCACATGTCATGTGACTTTTTCGACTTTTAGCCTTGTTCTCTGATGAAGGTATGATCCGTATATTTGAAAGACACGCAGCTACTTCAACAGATAAACCATGATCAAATGCTTCACGAATTGAGACGATATGATCTAATTCGTATCCTTTTCCTCGAAGTCTCGCATTTTCGATCTGATAGAAGTGCTTCATATATGTTGCGTCTGTTGCCTTTCTAACTTGATCCCGATATGCAACAAAGGGATCTTTGTCTTCAGGCGGCAGCCAGCGCCCGTTCTGGGTGTTTGTCACTCTCATTTTATCGAATCTGTCATTTTTGTCCTTCTCGTCGACAGAAGACCACCAGGACTTAGTTACATCTCTCATTTTTTGTCGATATTCTTCGCTAGACATCATCCTGCGATAGCTGCTGTTCGGATCTTTCCATTTTTCAGAAATCTGCTTTCCTATGCTGGGATTAATCGGACGAAGCCTGGCTTTCTCGCTCATGATTTCGACAGAAGCTGCAGAGTGTTTCTTGCCATAGAAGGGATTGTCCCTGCCAGACATTATGATAGACGGATCTTGTAAAGGTGCTTCTGGGAATTTCTGTCTGTATTCTGAGACTGTAATTTCGTGTCTGACAAGATGGTTTCGAGTAATCTGCTTGAGTTGCTTTCCACATATCTCACATGATATCATGAAATACATTAGGATGATGACCTAGTAGTCCACCTAACTATTTCTGCTTCTCAGCTAGCTGACGTTTCTTCTTTGCAGACTGCAGCTCTCTCTTGAGGTGAGAGACGAGCGTCTTGTAGTATCCACGCTTCTCAGACCCACGTGGATGAGAGTCTCTCCAGTAAGTTGCATCTGCTACACGGGCCTCGAGATCTGACAAGTGATCATCAGAGCCCCAGTCTGCTGTTCGATCTCCGCTGAGACGTGCCTGACGAACCTGTCTCTCAACGATGAGCTCTACGTACTCACGAAGGGATTTCGACATCTCCTGCTCCAGTCTTCTCTACAGCATTCTTTATAGCACTAGCAAGGAAGTACTTTACATGCCGCTCTGTTATCTCCTGCTCAGGCATCAAGCTAAAGGTGCTGCGGATGCTGTTGATGAGAGCTTCTGTCATGTCAAGCTCTACAAGCGTGCCGTCTCTAAGCTCGAACTCTATTTTCTGTGCTGCCTGAAAGTTCATGATGTCGCCTCACTTCTTCTTGGGAGTGATGGGTACAGGTCCTGACGTGTCTTCCTCAGACTTCTTCTCAGTCTTTGCCTTCTCAGGAGCCTTGATGACGTTTGGCTTGATCGTCTTCTTCTTCTCTTCGTCGCCCTTCTCCATCTTGACGTTGGCGGGATTGGATCCAGGTCCGGTCGCCTGATCGGGCTCGATCTCTCCTGTGACGATCTGTGAGATTCCCTTGAGGAATGCCAGCAATGCAACTCTCTCTGGCTTTGACAAGCTCTCGACGTACTCGTCGAAGTGTGCTGCAACTGTGTCGTCCTTGAAAGACTTACCGCTGCGGATAGCGTTGAGCCTGTCAACGATGTCCTTCGACGTGATGTCGCCCTTCTTCAGTTTCTCTTTCTCAGCATCTGTGGTCTTAGAGGGAGTCGACTCTTTCTCTCCTGAGTCGTCCTTCTTCTCCTCTTTATCAGACCTGCCCTTGTCGTCGAATAGGTCGTCGTCCTCCTCGGAGAGCGACTGCTGCTTCTTCTTCTCTTCGACAGAGTTTCGGTACAGCGAAGACTTGATGCTCTCGTTGACAACGTCCTGTATCAGCTTAGATAGAGATTTTCCGTTCTTCATGTTGGTCTTTTGCATGCCTTCACCATTTTCTAAGTATCAGTCTTCTCTAAATAGATCGACTGCAAGTGTACACATCTTACGATCCTTGTCAAAGTCGAGCATCTTTGGACACGAGACCCGGAATGGACCTGTCAAACGAACCTGACGAGATCCGAGAAGCAGCTGATAGGCATCGCACGTATAGACTTCTCCCGTTGCTAGTCCAGTTACCAGATCATATGCGACAGAGCTCTCGACTCTCATATCGATCTTGACAGCTGTGTCGTAAGAAATTCCGATCAGACTTCCTGCAATCGGAATTATCTCACCAGCGTGTCGTATCTCAAGAGCAGCTATGACAAATGCATCGTCATATCGGGCTATGTTGTCGTCCTCGAGGCTGGGAACGAGACCCTTTAGGTCCTCGCTCATCAGCAGTCGATTAGCTATGTCATTCAGCATGTGAGAAACTATACACTACGTCTCTGTATAGTTCATCTGCATGTGTAGCGTACTCTTTGTCGAGCTCTGTGACTCCGACGTCATGCGTGCTGAGAAACAGGTGTACACTGCCTTCTCTCACATACATCACAGCGTGATGGCCTACTTCTGTCTCGTAGTCAAGCAGGCTCTTAACGAACTCGTTCCTCTGATCCTGAAGCCTGAATGAGTACTCCTTCTTCCAAGCGTCCTTCGTCTTGAGCCATTTGTTGACAGGAACGATAGGGTTCTCAGGCTCAACAGGTGAGACGGGTAGTCTTCCGAAGTCCATGGGCCTCCTCGACTTTTCAATGAAGCTCTCGTGAAGTTGTGATAGTTTCAAGCGTCCTCCGTCACAGCAGCAGAAAACCACCAACGACGGCAGCCTCAGTGAAAGACGATCCGTTTGTGTAGACCTTCTTGTTCCTGTCTATGATGCAAGAACCTCCCTTGAAATCGAGGTCTCTCTCCTTGCCTACACGGTTGGAAACGACGACGTTGGCAGATGTCTCCTCAGCTAGCTCTACCCACGTTGAGTCGGGGTATCCATAGTCAGATCCCCAGTTCGTCAATAACGCGATAGTGTCGACAGAGCCCTGCTTATAGAAGCGCGACTCGGACTTGTAGAACTTGTAGGTGTCTCTATAGTTGTTCATCGCGTCGCGACAGATCAGAACTCCGAGACGACCAGCGCGCGTCGTGATGACTGGGTGCAGAGACTCGGCCGACTCAGCCCATAAGTTGTCGCTGCCCCACAAGTTATGCTTCTGGCAGTTAGCTACGAGGCCTGACGGTCCTATGACAGCTGCAGAGTTGTAAAGCTTGCCTTCGCACAACTCGACATATCCAAAGACTACATGGGTGTTGAAGCGCTGAGCTATCTGCTTGAATGCCGCTGTCTGATATCCGTCTCGCTCCTGCGCACATTCTGATGCCTCTCTCACGTTGTTCAGGACATAGCCGCTTGTGCATAGCTCTGGTAGAACAACGAGAGCAGCTCCCTTTGCAGCAGCCTCAAATGCAAGCTGTTGTGCAACCGCCAGGTTGGCATGCACGTCGAGGTGCTTAGGCTTGAATTGAACAGCTGCTGCAACGGTCGGCTGCATGTCACTCACCTTCTGCAGCTGCAGCCTTGTCGGCGAGCTTCTGCGACTTGGTCAGGACCTTGTCGAGATACTCACGGAAGCCTTCAAGGCCACCAATGATCGAGGGGTGGTCCTTCATTAGCTGTACGTCAGCAGCGGTGAGCTCGCCAGACTTTCGAAGCATCTCGATGTAGTCATTCATTGCAGTGAGGGTTGCAATCTCGAGCTCTCCTGGGTCGATGTTCATTCTGTACTTCATCTTACCGAGGATTCTTGTGACAGCCTGCTTTGCAGCGCTCTCAGGACCCCAGCCCATCTCAGCTGAGATCTCCTTGAAGGAGGCGCCACCAACGTCGCCCATCATCACGTTCTTACGGCTGCGAGACGGAATTGCGCCCTTGCCCTTGCAGGCATCACAGACCTTGCCGCCAGACGTGTATCCTTCGCCCTCGCAGGCCTCGCACTCGGTAAACCCGGCCTTCACATCTGAACCAGTCATGGGTCCAGAGTAGCTCATGCCCGTGTCACGGTAGGGTCCGGCCTCAGATATCATCTTGCGAATAACTTTACGAATGGCCTCTTCGACCGTGTTGTTCTTCTTGTCCATGTTGTCGTCCTCGGAGTGTTTGTCGTCTGACATGTCAGAGAGTGTGTCTTTCAGCGCCTTGTAAGCGTCAGCTGCCCTGTCGTTTGGCAGGTCATCGATCATGCTGGACATAGCTGTTTTTAGCTCTGTCCTGTCTGTGGGAACGTAGTTGGGATTATCGGGCGTTGTCACAGCAGCAGACGGATCGACTACATCGTTGGCATCGATTGGAGAAAAAGTTCCAACGTCTCCATAGGTTGACCACGTGAGACTGCCATTCGACATCAGCTCTCTGAGGAGCTTCCTGACCTTTGATTCTGAGACACGCATATTCACGTTGCTAAATATAGCACTGTGTCATTTGTTTGTGACTCTTGACACGCCAAATACAATTAGCACAGTGGCCGCGACTCCGCCGGCGAAACCTAGGCCGGCCCATGTGAGTCGACTCGGCGGATCTGAGGCCTTTGAGAGCTCATCTTCGACGATCTTGAGACGGGACGACTTCTCGTCTATTGTAGACTGTAGGACTTTCTTGTCAGCGGTGCACTTCGTATCGGCTTCTGAGAGGGCGAACTTCTTCTGTGCATCTGCGTCTGCGAGAGCGTGCTGCACCTCAAGCGCTATCCTATCTTTCTCAAGGTCGGCGTTTGCGATGACGGTAGCAGTAGCCTTGGGAGTCAGGAGGACGCCGCTATAGGGGGCCGGCTGGTTCTTTCGAAGCGGCGATATTCCAGCAATGTCTGCCCACGGATCTTGTGTATCCGCTGCAGCAGCTATGTTAGTAGAAAGCATAGTCGCTAAAAGGGTGCCTGCTATTATCTTCTTCACTTGCCCTCCGGTATGATGACCTGGAAACCAGTGACCTGACTGAGTTTGTCTGCGAGCGCTGAAGGATCCGAACCGTACTTCTGTACGATAGTACCAATCTCTGTTCGGCGCTTGTCTTCAAACTCCTTCTTCTTCTCCTCGTAGTCTTTCTTCTCCGCTTCCAGCTCAGCTTGAAGCCGTTCAACGTTTGCTTCGTGTTGCTTCCGCTCTTCTAGACGGGCAGCATCTACTTGTGACATCTCTGCGTCGTACGCAGCTTGCATCTTCTTCAGTGTCTCTGCTACGCCTTCTCGGCTCTTTGTGACAGCATAGTAGGCATAGACCGACACAACAACAAGCAGAATAGTCTGCCAGTACTTCTTAGTGAATGTCAGGAGACTTTGTAGAAATAACATGGTTGTTTACTCAGTTGAGTTTATCAGATTTTTCTTTGTTCAGCGGTGGGAAATTAGCGTCTGACTTCGGGCCGTTCTTCATGTTGTCGAGAATAAACTGCTGGACTCGAACTATCTCATTGATGGCTTGGCTGTGCTGCTGCAAAGTATTGGTGATGCTCAGGACTCTCTGAGAGAGCCTCGTTAGCTCATTAGTAAGTATCTTAACGCTTGCTACAAGGAGATCGACATCCTGCGGCAGATCAGCACTCTTCTTTATCACAGTAGCGATAAAGTTCAAGAGCCCTTCATTCTTCGTCTGCTTCTCTTTTGTCATCTTGTTCCAATAGACTATACAACGTCTCTGTGTCTAGTTCACCAAGTGCACGTGTCTGTTTCTTATTTCCGCCCTCAAGGTACCGCTTCATCTTCTTTCGAGAGATGTTATCCAAAGTCTTCTGTGCTCTTGGACTATCAGTTAGAATCAGCTCTGCTGCATCCTGAAAGAGGTCCTGCATTGTGATACCGGCTTTGAGCAGTCTCTCACGCAGAGCTGTGTGAATATCCTTTGAGAGCTTTATGTGTATGCTCTTCTTGTCGATGAAGATGTCATGTCTCAAGCAGAGCCTCCCATGGGACCTGCAGCACCGGCCTTGGGGGCTTCAAACTCTTCCTCAGCGTCCTTAGCAGACTTGCCAATCTCGACACCGTATCCATCGAGAAGCTCAGCACTGAATCCGTCAACCACGTCTTGCTCGTAAGACTTGGCCAAGTAGTTTGTCGCGCGACGAAGGATTGTGTTACGAACTTCAAGAAGCGAGTCATAGTTGTCTATGAGACGCATCACGTCTGTGACAAATGACTTTATGTCGATGTCGTCAGAAGAGAGTTTCTTGGGCACTTCGGACTTCTCTTCCTTGTCCTTGTCTTCAGCATCTTCGTCTGCCTCTTTCTCTGCCTCTATGAGGAATCTGCGTGTGAGAGACCTAAAGTCACGTCCCTCAGTCTTCACATGCTTAGCCTCAGCCTCGTAATCAGAGAGAAGACGATCGACTTGAGAGTCTAGAGAGTCCTCACCGTCGACAGGCTTCTCTTCTTTGCTGGCTTCTCTAAGCAATGACTTAACGATGCTTCGCAAAGAGCGTGACTCATTAGTAACTGCATAAGGGTCTACAAATCGAATACCGAACTTCTCAGAGTCTGGTCCGAACTTGAACTTTACCTGAGAGGCCAGAACTTCACGTTTATCGTGACCTGATTTAGTTCCGACAACAAGTGTACCCGGCTTCTTGCCTTTTTGGTGAACAAAGACTGGGGTGGGGCCGTTAATAGGGTCCCAATGTGTAGCAGGAACAGGTGTCATCACTTCACCACCTGGGCCATAGCCTCTGCCTTCTTGAATCTGTCTTCGATGACTGTCCAATTGAACTCTCTCATCTGAGCCACAAGGTAGCTCTTGAAGTCATTGAGATAGTCCTTGTAGTACGCATGCTCCCAGCAATCGATGACGACGAGGGGATAGAAACCAACCGGTACGTTACCGCTGTGCTCATCAAAGAAGAAGTTAACGTACTTCTTGAGGAAGAGATGGTAGCCGCACACGACCCATCCGCCGCGAGATGCGTTTGCGCATGCCATGAAGTCTCGCTGCCAGTCTTCGAAAGTACCGAAGTCACGCTCCAGTCGTAGATACGAAAGAGAGTCCATCACAATCTCGCTGTGAGGATCAAAGCAGTTAGCAAAGTACAGCTCGTGTAGCCACGCTGCATTCAGGTTCCAAGTCTCATCAAGCTTGAGTGATCTGTATTGCGAGTGTCTCGAATTGGCAGCACCGCGTTCAGCAGTGTCCAGCTCAGCAGACGTCTTATTGAGGGCTTCGAGATAGTTCTTGTACTTCTCAACGTGAGCGCTCTTAGTCTTCTGTGACACAAATTCTGAGACCTGCTTGAACTGCTTGGGCTCAGCTACGTACGACTCGGCCAAATTCTCAGCAGGAAGTTTAGAGTCTTCCTTGGATATTTGTGACTTGATACTGGTCTCGACGATCGAGTCGAGATCTAGGTCAGCAAGAACCTTCTTAATCGATTTCATATTCTTTCTCCAGTGTAGCCTTGTCGACCAGGAACTGCTTACCCTCAGGTGTCTTCAGTATCGCGTCCCTGGGTCCCACGGAGACAATAGTGTATAGATACTGAGACTTCTTGTGACGAAGCTTTAGGTCGGGATCAAGAACTGTCTTCTCTTTACCGTCGACCTTCGCATTCAATACAGCGTCAACCGTCTCAGAGAGCGCGGCCACTTTTGCATCCCATTCTTCACGCATGAGACGGATTATTTCTGCTTCTGTCAGTTTCTTCATGGGGGCTGTTGCTAAATATCACGTCGCTGTATCTATTTACGACTATTCCGCAAGAACGCAGGAGATCTAATCCAGACAAGTCTCTGTACTCAACATCGTACACAACTTCTGATACGTCTCCGTTGACAATAAGCTTGGAACAAGCTACACAGGGAGAGTGCGTCAGATACATGATCTTCTTGCGATTGAAGTTGTAGTCACACTTAATGAGACAATTCACTTCTGCGTGTATGAATCCGCTTTGACCTGGATCGTTTGAGTCTGGGGCGTTGGGTCCGCCACGGTGATTGCCGTTATAGCCCAATGAGAGAAGCCGAGTGTTGTCATCGGATATGATGATTGCTCCGACCTTAAGTCGAGGATCATACGACCTCTCAGCCACACACTTGGCAATGTTCATCCAAGTCTCATGCCAGCCCGGTCGATGCATCAAGTCTCTCCATGAAGTGGAAGATCGAACAGCTCCGGGAAGTGTCTTGCACAACGAGGCTCGTACATCTCAGCGCCTCCAACTTCAATCTCCTCATCGTTTGCCTGCTTCTTGTGGGTGAAGTAGGCATCTCTTCCACAAACAGTACAGACTGCTGTACATTTCTCAACACGAGTTGCCCACACAAGCATCTTCTCTATTTCATGAAACGGTTTTCCAGATGCAGAGATGTCGAGAGACGACACGATGACCGTAAAGCCGTTTCGGTATAAGAACACCAATGCTTCGGCGACGCCAGGTATCATGAACGCCTCGTCGACAGCGACGACATTTGGACTATCGGGTGCGTTTGAAAGATGCTCTAGTATGTCAGCTCCTGTCTTTACACATACAGCAGGCGTCTTCCAGCCAATATGAGTTACAACTTCACCAGAGCTGTATCTGTCATCCATCGTAGGCTTGAAAACTACGATCTTCTTGTGTTGGTATTTGTGTCTCTCGAGAGACGACAGTAGATGTGTCGTCTTGGACCCGAACATCGGTCCTGTGTAGATAATGAACTCAGGATTCACCATTCTGTGTCTCCTAGCGTCTTCACGCCTTCCCAGCATTCATCGTACCACTTGATGGTTCTATCTAAGCCTTCCCAGAAACGCACAAGCGGAACATATCCTAGATTTTGTTTAGCTTTTTCTACTGAAGCTTGCGTGTGCATGACATCTCCAGGCCTCCACGGAGCGTTGTGCCATTTTGAGTCTGGATAGCGAGACTTTAGATATTCTAGGATCTCGTTGTTCGTAGTTCTGTCACCGCATGCAACGTTGTAGTAAGCAGCATCCTGACGAGTCTCAGCAAGAGCAGCCTTGATGCAGGCATCAACTACGTTGCCTACGTAACACATGTCACGGGACTGGGATCCATCGCCATCGGATCGCATCGATTCACCCTTCTTGATCGCTGTGAGCCATGCAGAGACAGCAGTCGAATAGGGAGAATCTCCAAGCTGGCGCGGTCCAAAGACGTTAAAGAATCTGAGGCAAACAGAATCAAGTCCATAGAGGCGGCTGTATAGTTTCAGATAGTCTTCGATGATCGACTTCTGGAGAGCGTATGGTGACTTTGGATCTTTCTCATGAGATTCGGGAGTGGGAAGGGTGTCTGCTCCACCGTAGACGGAGGATGACGAAGCGAAGACAAATCTCTTGACGTTTCCCTTGCATGCCTCGAGTAGTGCTAGCGTCTTCGTGACATTGACGTCGTTCGTCTCGATCGGATGCTCTACGGAGTATGATACGCGAGGCACAGCAGCGAGATGGAAGACTACGTCGTAGTCCTTGTTGCGAATCTTCTCTAGGACCGTCTCAGATGCAAAGTCACACATCCACAAGTTGTCCTCACGGAGATGCTTCTGCACAAACTGTATGTGTCCATTCGACATGTCGTCTGCAATGTCGACAAACCAGCCAGTTTCAACTAGCTTATCAACCAAATGACTACCGATGAATCCCGCACCACCTGTCACTAAAGCTCTATTCACAATTCGACCTCCGGCGTCGATTGTATGCCGGAGGCATCAACTAGTTCAAGAATTTGTGTTGCTGCTTGACCAGAAAGAGTACATGCCCTTCTCTATCTCGTAGGGCATCAACTTGACGGATCGAACAGGCTGCTGCTTCGCCCACATCAGCATCGAGTCTAGGAGAGCCTCAAAGTTCGTGTTGTCCCTGAATCCGAGCAGATTCTTGGCCTTCGTGTGGTCACAGAAGGCGACCTTCACCTCGTCGCGGGGTGGCAGCATGACGATCTGAGGTGAGTAACCGTGTCCTGCAGCCAACGATGAGAACCTCTCTGCAGCCTCGAGGATCGTCGTGTGAGAGTCGGCCCCGACGTTGAAGACCTCACCGTCGTGGGACTCCATCAGAGCCTCGAGAGGCTCCATGTAGTACCGCACGTCAGAGAACGACCTCACCTGCGAGCCATCACCGTATACGGTCAGGGGTAGGCCAGACAATGTCTGTCTAATCCAGATACCTAACACGTTACGATATTTGTCCCAGATATTCTGATACACTCCGAAGACGTTGTGGGGCCGGACGATTGAGTAACGGAGACCGAAGAAGCGGTGTGCCTGCTTGAGGTCCATCTCCACTGCGTACTTAGCGATGCCGTATGGATCCTCGGGTACTGGGGTGAGGTCTTCAGTGTACGGCGGAGCGTACGCAGAACCGTAGACGTCCATCGATGAAGTGAAGACGATCTTCTTCACGTTGCGATTGATGCAGGCGTTTACCACGTTGGCCGAAGCTACTACGTTGTTCGTGTAGTTGAAGCTTCTGATGAACGGGCTGAGACCTACAGCAGCATAGGCTGCGAAGTGGTAGACGTAGTCAGGTCGCTCTATTCCAAAGACCTCGTCCACAAACTTCTTGTCTGATAGATTACCCTCATAGAGAGCAACACGCGGATCTACAAAGTCGCGGTATCCTCCGCTGAAGTCGTCGACCCCGGCGACATCGTGACCTCTGTCGAGAAGGTGACGTGAGAAGTGTGATCCCAAAAGGCCGGCGCAGCCTGTGATGAGTATTCTTGCCATGACGTGAGATTATACGAGGTCGTTGCGAATGTGCAAGCTGTTGTATTGAACCTCCAGCGAGATCTTCTTCGGATCCCACTTGAAAGTACGTGGAACGGATGCAGCCAGGTGCGCAAGAAACCGCAGATCGGGCGAACCGTTACGCTGTGCGTCTGTCGACCTAAGCACACACCTCACCTTCAGATCTCCGTCGCGAGGCAAGAAGTGAACGGAAGAGATGCACGTGTCGCTGGCGTAGTAGAACCTCCTCGAGTCGAGGCCCTGTGGCTTGCTGTACGGATTCTTTCCGCTTATCTCGTTTTGGATGACGTCCTCACAGGTCTTGAGGATCTCGTGGTAGTAGTCGCTCTCACCAACGTGGTTCATGATCGTCACGTCCTCGTGGTCTACGGGAACGTCGAGCTGCAGTCTGAACTGCACTTCGTCACTCGATCCGAACGAAGCCCATTCTCTCAACGCTGTTCCTAGCGTTGCAGGCGACATCGATGAGTACAGCGTGACGACGCTGGCGATGTCTGCGGCTGTGTCGACAGCTTCCCTTGTGTCTCTCACGATCAGCACATTTGGAAGACCGAGAAGCGCCTCTACCTCTTCCGCAAAGATGTCGTAGAGACGAGTAAGCGAGGCTACGTCTTGAAATTCGTCGCCACGCTGAGAGTAACGTGACATGATGACGTCTCTCGGCGGCATGAGCACGACGAAGAAGTTGTTCGCATCACACACCTCTTCTAGTAGTGCTTCTCTCTCATGTCTTTCAGTCGAGCGACCATAGAGACGTGCATAGCAGATCCTCGACAGCCTCGATCGATCGACGATGTTGTAACCGAATCCCGTCATCTTGTGGAGAGCTCGATAGAGAGTCGACTTTCCTGCAAGATCAACGCCTTCGAGTATCAGATGCTTGATGGGTATCATTTGTTGGGCTTCAATATAACACCAACAGGTTGAGGCGTTTCTTTGACTTCATAGTCATTTATGCCATTTGCCTCATCTTGAACATAGAAGTTGAGAAACCCCACTGCGGATCGTGCTGCACCTTGCCCACCCAGAGGGTGTAGGGCTTGATCTCCTCTTGTGGAGTGCCCCACACTCTGATCCATGCAGTGCGGAAGTCGTCGTCGATCGCCTTGCAACGGTAGAAGGTCTTGCCGTTCTTCGTCTTCTTCATCTCCGCAGACGCCATGCAGAACCAGCCGATGCCTTCAGATCCAGCAGGGATGTCGTGGAGGCGAGGAACCTCCTTGGCTGCCACCTTCTTCATCACTTCTGGCGGGAAGAGCAGATCTCCGTCGATCATAGAAGTGAGTTCGAAGCACATATTGATCTTCTCGTCACGGGACCAGTCCTCAGTGGAAGCCAGCTCCTCGAGGAGGAAGTCGATGATCGGAATGACAGGCTCACCGGCCTTCTCTTTCTTCTTCAGCTGCGATGCAGTGAGTCCATACAGACCCTTGCGGAGGGTCTCGTAGTTCTTGTCCTCGGTGAGAGCGAGCAGAAGCTGCTTGTGGTTTGCAATACGACCATATTGGAAGTCCTCGAGCGACTCTAGACCCTCGATCTGACAGAGAGCTGAGAGGACCGTCTTGTTCACCTTACCCGGGCGCCACTCACCGCTGTCTGTGTAGAGCATGTCCTTGAGGTCCCTGTACGGACGGCTCGCCATGATCTCTTCGACAGCCGCGTTGCCGACTCCCTTGACGGAGCCGAGGGGTGGAACGAAGGCGCCGGCTGCTTCTGAGTACTGCCACTCCTTACCCGAGTAGTTGACGTCGTGCTTCGAGAACTTGTAGCCCAGTGCTTTGACCTCAGAGATGACCTTGGAAAGCTCCTTAGGATTTGAGGATGCTGACTGAAGGATCGTGGCGAGCCAGTCCTTCTCGTAGTGGGTGTGGAGCCACGCTGCATAGTAGGAGTCGAGGGCATAGGAGACTGAGTGGGAATTAGATGTTAGCATCCCACTTGCTAGATAGAACTGATGATCAGGATGCTCGACTTCTAGATCGTAAGTCTGATGTCTTCCAGCAGGTGTGATAGACTTGATATTAGTCATGGCGATGATGTCAATCCTAGTCTTTCGAGAGTCAAGTATGCACTTCCGATTCTAAAAATTCCTGGTTTTGGATCCTTTAGAATTTGCAGAAGAGATTGAAGACAGCTGTCGATAAAATGGCCACCATTTCGATACGAGAACTGATCATAAGAAATTCTTACTAATGTCCAACCGTTCTTCTCAATATGTCGATCTAACATTTCGTCAGATAGCTGTACGGTGTCGAATATGTGCTGCCCTTTGATAGGACTAAAGTGGATCATTCCATCAAATTCGATATAGACACGTCGTGTTTTATCAGCGATGTCTATTTGTTTTCTGTGAGATTTGTTTGTAAAGTCACTAGACTTAACAACTTGATTGTGTCGAAAGTTAAAACCTTCAATATCTTTGACTGTGTCAAATAGCACGATTTCTGGCTTGCTATGCCAGACAGCGTGCATCTTTTTTGTGCATTTTTCGTAGAATTCTTCTCGATTGTTGTCTCTCCACTGCTTCAAACGCTCTGATCTTTTCTTAAGAATATCGCTTCTGGCCGATGTTCTCTTTGCAGCTTCTGAGGAGCGTTTTCTGCCTTCATCACTTCTATTCAACGCAATCATATTCGAATGACGTGACATTCGTGCAGAAGCAGATGCCAATATACCGCGTGACTTTGCCTCACCGTGACCTTCTCCGTTTTCCTTACCGATGCAGCTAAATGTTTCGGCCAATTCTTGTGCAATGGTTTGACCATCGTATTCTGACTTGAGAAGATTATGCTGTCTAAAAAGATGCTTCGTTAGCACCCTAGCTTTCTCTCCGCAAAGCACGCATTTGACAAAGTGTAGTCCTTCAACGAGAGCGACTGTCGAAGGGCATCTCAGGACGTGCTTCCAGAAATACGAGTTTTCTTCTTTAAAGATTCGTCCGCATTCACAACGACACTTAGCCCTAGTTTGTGAATCTTCCACAAGGGAAGCATCTCTCCCGTCTCGACTGTCCTGAATTTGTGATCCCATGTGCATTTGACTTTTTCTCCAGAAGTAAGTTCTACTTCGACGAGATCTAGAACACCATGATCATGACGATCTACCACTCTTGTGAGTGTGTCTTTTCCTGTGCTTTCATCTCTCGTAAGAAGTAAATCTCCTCGAGAAACTTCAGACATTTTCTTTTTGGTGTTGAACGTCCCGTCTTCAAAATAAGTATTTACTTCCTCGGCAAAGTACAAACTTTTATTGAAGCCGTAGAGTGAGAAGAACTCGATCTTGTCGAAGAGCTCGTGCATCTTCTTCTCGTCCAGGCCGTGCAGCTCCTTGGCACCCGTAACGAACCTCTCACGGAGCTGTGCACGTTCACCACCCTTCTTGTCAGCGGTGTCGAGCGACTTCTTGACGAGCGTCTTCCTCATCTTGTCTGCCTCACCCTCGCTGAATCCAGCCAGCTCCATTGAGAGCAACATAAATTGCTCTTGAAAGCAATTTGAAACTAAGAAGCCGTTTGCAAAGAAATTGTGATTCTTTTCAACGCCGATGTCGTAAACATGCTTGACAGAACCTTTGCGAATTGACTTAATCTTAGAAGTTTTTAGAGCTGTCATTCTTGATACCCTTTAAGGACTCGAGGTAAGCATGAGATTCTGACTGCCACACTCTAACAATCTTATGTCCGGAAGAGATAGCCTTTGCATTGTTTGCCTCATCAAGTCTGAATTGCTTCTTCATGCGATCGGACAGTGCATAGTGGGCTTTGTTACCGTGCCAAAAATCTCCGTCAAATTCTATGATGGTATTGGTTGAAGGTATAAAAATATCATAAACGTGGCTGTAATCAGGAATCATGAAATTTCTAATAGCGTCAGGATGTATGACAAGAATCTCTTTGAAAAAATCTTCTTCTGCGTGTGATGTCTTGCGAAAATCACAGTTCTTCTTCGCATCTTTCATTTTTCTGCGGCGCTCTGCAGCAATTTCTTTTGGTGCGTGTTTCAAGCTTTTGTGTATCAGAAGAGATCGTCTGCTTTTGAATGACACATCACACACAAAGCATTTCTCACTCGTCAAAAGATCGGCTATGGAACAATAAGACATGTGAGACCGAAGTGAAGTATTTGATGTAAATTTCTTGTCGCATACGCGACAATAAAATTCTCCATCAATCCTAATTTTTTCTCTCGTCTTTGCTGCGTTTTGCTTCGATATAGTCTCAGGAGAGAGTTTTCTCCCGCGCATTTTTTGAAGCGATTCTTCAGAATGTTTTCTTGTCTTGTAGGCAAGACCCATACAGATACGTGAACAATAAGTCTTTTGCTTACAAAGTTGTTTTTTACAAACGTAACATTTTTTCATTTATACTCTTTCAAGAGCAGTACAGTGGTTCTTGAAACTAAGTATTTAAGCACAAGATCTCGTCATCAATTTTTAGCTCTCCAGCAGGAACTTTTCCTCGCGTAGTATAAACGACGTGATCTGAAGTAAGTTCTATCTCACCGTCATCTGTCTCTATGACGATTGTTTCTCTTTCTCCCTGATCATAGAATTGAGTGATCATATCAGAAACAACAGTACCTGTTTCAGCATCGAAAGAAGGCAATGCAAGACTTTTCTTATGTTTTACAATTTCTTCAATTGTAAATTCTCCTGACTCGGTTGTCACTTTCGTATCACCTGTCAGACACATAAAGCCTCTCGTGGCTCCCAAGACCTTCTCGATGAGAGGATGGTCGTACTTGATGCCCTCGATGTTCTTACCGGCGTCGACGTACATGTTGTGGACGTTCGCCTTGAGGGGACCCGGTCGGTAGATCGCCGTTACTGCAGCGAGCTCGTCGATGTTGTTTGGAGCTGCCTGCATGCAGAACTTACGAGCTCCGGAAGCAGTGAACTGGAAGACACCGACGAATCGACCTTCGTGATAGACGTGTCGCCAAACGATCGGATCGTCCTGTTTCACATAGCGGCAGTTGAGATGCTTGTCGAAGAAGTCCTTGATGTCTGTGAAGGTCGGGTCTGGGTTGCCCTGTTTGATGAGGATTCGACGGATGCAGTTCTCTACGTCCTTGAGGAGCGTGAGTCCCAGGAAGTCGAACTTGAGGAATCCGTTCTCCTCGAGGTTGCGGAAGTTCATGCCCTCAGACCACGGCGTCTGAAGCTCGCCGCGGACGGAGATGATGGGCATCGTGGCTGCAAGCTCGTCCGGATCGGAGACGAGGACGCCGCCAGCATGGCGGCCGACAGAACGATTCTGCATGAAGAGGGTGTTGATGTGGTCTTCGACCTCCGGGTACTTCTCCATGAAAGCCTTATACTTGGGAGAGTACTTCATGCAGTCGTCGTGCTTCAGGACGAAGACCGACTTCTCTGTGTCTTCGTCTCGGGCGAGGTTCATCACCTCGTCCTGCAGGGGTCCCGTCATTTCGTTGACCTCCTCGAAGGGAACGTTGTAGATCTTCGAGATGTCTTTGACGAGAGACTTCAGCTTCAGCGTGTTGAAGTTGGACACAGGGATGACTGCGTCGTCGCCGAAGAGCTCGCGAGATGCCTCGATCAGAACGTCACGATCGCCGGCGTCAGAATTGTGTGAACCTACAGCAAGTTTGCGCTTTAAGAAGCTGTGAATTTTAGCGACAATCATTTACGAACTCCTGAATTCTTTTCAGAACCTCTGAACGTTTAGTTTCCCAATCTCTCTCCCACACGACGAAAGTCTTTATTCCAAGGCATTGTGCTGCTAAAAGACGCGTTTCGTCTTTTTGTCGAACATCACGTGCTGTAAGCCCCTCTCGGATGAAATGTGCGTCTGGGTAGATTGATGGATTTGCATGGAAATAGTCACCGTAGAATTCGATAGCAAGTTCGAGGGGCTCAACATAGTAGTCGAAAAATCCAATTGCATCGTCGTATACGAATCTTTTTTGAGAATTTTTGTAAGAGCGAGTCTCGCTGTCTGCGAAGACCTCTTGATCAAGAAAGTCCACCATCTCTCTTTCGCCCCGAGAGACCGTAATACCGCTCGAACGAATTTGATATTCGACGTGCGGGTTGATGCCCCTCCAAGGATTATCGCGGCCGATTCGATCGAGCAGTGTGTCTTTTCTTTTCTTTTCTAGAAGATGTGACTCAGATGAATGTTTTACTCCATACCTTTCTACCATCGTGGTGATCATCTTTTCACGCATGTCTTTTCTTTGCAGGGGACGAAAAACTCCATGCTTTTCGAGCATTGAGCTTTCATACCGAAGTGTATAAGATGCACAACGATGAAGCACAGACTTGCAACAGCTTCTACAAAATGGTGAGTCTTTTGTGAGAAATTTTACTGCAATCGGGAAAGAATAGCTTGATCCGCAATCTGGGCACTTGAAAGTCGCTACGATTTTAGAAGAGTCTGACGATTTTAGCGGATTTCCGAAGGGATCTGTCGCTAATAATCGATGTTTTCTTGAGAGTTTCGATAGTGATATTCTCCCGAGGAAAGGCTCTCCGTTTAACGTCATGTCAGCATGGAAATTAATGTTGTCAATCCCCATCTTGATATCTGCTTTAAAATTCCGCTGTAACACGTCTTTTTCAAGTGCAGAAGCAGATACAAATCCTGCTAAATCAGCAGCTACGCGTTTGATCTCCTCCCAGGACTCCCACCCTAGTGATTCCGCTACCGACTTTAGACTCACCTGTTTGAACATGTGCTACGATCCCCTCTGCTGCGTCAGCATCTAAGTCATAGGTATAGATGCAGCAATGGGCAGCGACATTATTTTTGGTAAGTTCTAGCGAGTCAAAAGGAACCACCCAGAACGTAGAGGATCCTTCAACTGTAATGTCAACAAGATCTACGTGCTTTTCGACGTGATGATTCTTTCCCAAGACAAGAATGTCGCCGTCCTTGCCGAGAAGTAGGTCACCAGGACCGACATCTTCTGCCGTAATTTCCTTGTGGATCGAAGTAAGAAGGCGATGCTTGTGATTCGCCACGATCACACCGACTGTTCCGTCCTGGCTTCTCAGAAAAAGGTCGTACACGACATCATCGTCATTTGACTTTCTACGTTGACAGAATGTGACGCGTCTCTCAACGTTGTGAGAATCAATCACAGTATCACCAACTTGTAGATCAGAGATAGGAACACTACCGTTCGGGGTGACCACCATGTGGTTTGACTTCAAACAATCAATGTCAGGCCAGCCTGCCTTCTGTCGATTGAGGAAGCGGCCCCACAGCAGGTTGTACTGGATGGGATCGAACTGTGTGATGCCCAGCAGGAAGTTGACGAGAGAGCTCGGACCGCTGCCTCGACCCGGTCCGAGGAGAGTTCGTGTCTCGGCACGGTGGAAGATCTTGTACATCGTCACGAAGTAGGAGGCGTGTCCCAGGAACTTGATGTCAGAAAGCTCCATCTTCGCGCGCTTGACGTACTCAGGCTTGTCAGCTAGACCCTCACGATCGAGGCCCTCTTTGACGAGCCGTGTGAGCTGTTGGAACGTAGAGTTTCCCGGCTCGTCGAGCTTCGGTAGCTTCGCCTTCGTGTCGATCCACACGTCTTCGCACATCTGCCATGCGATGTCGTGAGTCCGTTCGATCGCGTCTCGCACCTCTTCTTCAGCACCCTTGTAGAACTCATACTCACTGTGAGACGCCTTGAACTCGTCCCACATCTGAGTGGCATTCTTGGGGTACAGCTCACACTTCAGGTCCTCAAATTTCGGTAGTGCGTTGCCGTCAAGCTTCTGGCCCATCCAGCCCAGCTTCTTGTAGAGCTCACGGGCCTGCCACTTAGACGGATCAGGATAGTGAGAGTCGCAGGTGGCGATCAGCTTCACGCCTGTCTTGCGAGACAGATCGATGAGATACTTGTTCACCGTATGCTGCTTCGGCAGCTTGTTGAACTGAATCTCGAGAAAGAAGTTGTCGGTGCCGACGGCGTCGGTGAAGCGGTCAGTGAGGTTCGAGAGCTGAGCAATGATCTCTTCTGACGACTTACCATACGCCTCACCGCGCAGGATCGCACCAGAAAAAATTCCTCCGAGGCACGCTGAAGACCACACGATGCCCTTGCCGTACTTTCGGAGAAGATCGAAGTCGATTCGAGGATAACGGTAGAATCCGTCCTTGAAGGACGCCTTCACGAGACGGTAGATGTTGGCCATGCCCTCTTTGTTCTGGGCGACGGCGACGAGGTGGTATCGGCGCTGCCAGTCGGGCTTCTCCTTGTAGTCGTCGGCCTTGGTCTCCGCCTCGTCCTCGACGACGTGGCCGCCGGCCTCTTCCTCTTCGACCTCGTCAGCGTCGATGTCAGTTCGGATCTTCGCTTTCTTCTCGGCTTCAGCAGCAGTCTTTGCGTCTTTGACTGACTGCTTGTGGGCTTCGAAGTCGATCTTCCACTGTGCAAGCGAGGGAACGAAGTAGAACTCGACGCCGTACAGCTGTCGATACTTCTTGCCGCTCTTCTGCGTCTTTGCCGCTGCTGCTCGTGCGTGAGCGTGTCCGTTGCCGTTGCCGTGGTCTGTCAGGGCCCAGGCATCCATGCCTTGTGCCTCGGAAGTGACAAACGAGATGTGTGAGTCCGGGTAGCCGAGTCCGTCAAATGTTGAGAAGCCTGATCTTTTCACATTCTGCGGGTGCCCACAACGTCAGAGTTCTTAGCTCGTCAGTTGTGGGCACCCGCAGAATGTGCATGCAGCCCTACGAAGCGAGACGGTGGACGAACAGAAGATAGAGTCATGAGTATACTCTACAGTGCAAGACTTAGACTTTACACGCGTCGAAAAAACGATTCGAGCGACCTGTGAGAGCCGCTGGGATTCTTCGTGATCTCTACAATTGTCTTGTGTCACACTTGTCATTCTAACGAATATTTTACTGTTTGCGCGCTACACACATAAATACGGGTATGACTACACCCGACCAGATCCAGCAGCTTAAACAGAACTGCTACAACATGACGCGCTGGCTCGACCACGTGCATGACTACGCTCAGGACATCGTCAACGAAGTCTACTTCAAGATCACAGAAGTGGGCAAGCAAGACCAGACTCAGAAGTGGGCGTCCAGCATCATGGACCTGACGATGGCCGTCGTCGCTGACATGGACTTCCCGGGGGCAGCGATAACTGGCTTTGCTCTCCAGGGCATTGTTGGATCATTCGCAGACAACACTCCCGGCTCACTCAACAAGCAGTTTGGTGAAATATGGGAGAGGTTCTCCGCCACCTTCCAGCAGATGGACACTGAACTAGCACAAATCCAAGCTGATCCTGTCGGCAACTGGAACAAGTCCTACAAAGATCCGATCACGGGCAAGGTCTTCACTGTATCGTCTCTCGCTGGCTCTGGCGTCTACTTTCCAACGAACGACTTGACGCTTCAGGGAACGCCATACTATGATCCTGTCAAGTACGACGCTGCCTTCGACAAAGTGCTGGTTGCTTTCAAGTACAACATGGCGAAGAACGTCCTGGGCTTGAAGTGGAGCATCCTCCACCAACCGAACCACACGTTCTGGTCGGGGTGGAACGACGCCGACGCTCGAAACTTTGCCAAGGACCAGATAAACGGAAACAGGGACGTATTCCTCGTCTGGTGGCACGACCAGGATGGTTCGTGCGCCGGCTGTCCGAACAATGGGATATCGACGTCTGAACCTCGCCTCGGGGTCGGTGAGTGGTATGCCAACTGGGACTACTACCACGGTGAGACCGCGCCGAAGGACCTATGTGACTGGTTGATGCAG